GACTTCTTGGTTCTGCTGCTACAACTCATGATGGTTTGAGCACTGTTGCTAGATACCAAACTGGTACTGCAACATCTCTATCTGCTCCTGTTAGTGACGCGGTTGGCACTGTCATCCAAGTTGCTTCAATTACTGGCATTAACACTGGTGGTTATGTCATCATCGAAGACGAGATGATGGAAGTCGTTTCGTTCCCAACTGCAACTTCTGTTGAAGTTATCAGAGGAGTAGAAGGCACCACTGGTGCTGCACATAACTCTGGCGTTACAGTCAGAGCACTTCAGATCAAGGTTCCTACCGAGACAACTACCGCTAGAGACCTAACAGCATCTGACACAGTTATTCTTGTTGAAACGTCTACGGGTACTCTATCCTCTGACTACATCAAGATTGACAGTGAGTTCATGCAGGTTTCCCAATCCGCAACAATTACAACTGGTACTGTACTGGTTGTTCTTGCAGAAGAGAAGCCTAGTGCAACTTACGATCGTCAAGCTACAAGAATCAGATACCTGTATTCACAAGTCAGACTAACTGGTCATGACTTCCTGGATATCGGTACTGGTAACAAGACCCAGACTAACTGGCCAGGTCAGCCTCTATCGGCACCTGCACCAGGTAATGAGGTTACTGAAAACTTCCCTGGTCGTGTGTTCTTCGTATCCACGGACCAAGATGGTAACTTCACCGTTGGTCGTTACTTCAAAGTTAACCAGGCAACTGGTAGCACAACCTTGAACGCATCTTCCTTCGACTTGTCTGGTCTATCATCCTTGAGACTTGGTTCCATCGGTGCTCAAATCGGTGAATCTATTAACGAGTTCTCGGCGGATGTAACCATGTCTGCAAATAGCAACGCTAAAGTTCCTACGCAGAAGGCAGTCAAGACTTACGTTGACACAAAGACGAAGACGAAAGGCTTCACTTTCTGGGCGGGAGCAATGTGATCCCCTCTTTATAAATACAAGTAAAATTACGAAATCTCGGCAAATTTAAGGAGTAATAAACATGGCTTCTGGCATCCTGGGGACACAAGCTTCCCTATCAGCTAACACCCTAACCACAGTATATACCGTCCCTGCAGCAACTGTTGCATACGTTAACTTTAACATCGTCAACACGAACTCTACGCCTGTTAGCGTTCGTGTTGCTCTCGCTGCTACCAGCACACCTACTGGCGCAGAATACATTGAGTACAATGCAGAAATTGCAGGGTACGGTATTCTGGAGAGAACTGGTATTGCGCTTCAGGCAACTAAAAACATTGTAGTGCTTTCCGATACGGCAAACGTCAGCGTAGCTGCGTATGGCGTTGAAGAAGAGGCTTGATAAATAGTACAAAGGAGTTTTAAGAACAATGGGACGCAATCTATCAGCACCACCCCTAGAGCAAAGAACTACTCTAGGTATCACAGCAAACCACAGTGTTCTGTCGGGAGAAATCCTGATGATTGACACTACCGCTGGATCGGAAATTACACTAACACTACCCGCAAACCCCGCAGTGGGCGATCGTATCAATCTAATTGATGCAGCAGGTCAGTGTGGTACAACGAAAGCAATTCTTGCTAGAAATGGCAATAAAATCGCTAACCTTGCAGAAGACCTAGACTTCGATATTAAAAATGCATCACTTGAGTTAATCTATAGTGGATCTTCTTACGGTTGGTCGATCCTTTCTAACTAATATACCTAGGGAGGATATAAGTCATGTCGAGTTTAAGAGACTTACTGGATGTTGCAGACGACAGTGCAGTACCAGTAACTACATATTACGGTCCCCAAAACAGTCACCAAATTTGGTTTCGTGGGGGTCACTGTTGGGAATATAATAACAACCACAGTTACAACTGGCAAGAACTTTGCTGGTGCGTCCCTGTTTGCTGCGTTTGTAAACTAGAGATTGAAATCTGGGGTGGAGGCGGCGGCGGCGCTGGTGCTTGCTGCTGTATGAACGGATGGAATGGACATTCTGGTCAGTACAATAAGACCACAGTTTGCGCTGCACAATCTAGCATTGGTGGCACCGAACTAGATGGTTGCAAGTATTGCTTCTGTGCTGCCTCGGTCACCTGTAGATCTCCATCTAACAGTGGTTACGACGGTTGTAAGTCCTGGGTCAACGGTCCTGGTCTAGACAACTTCTGTGCTTGTGGTGGATGCCACGGTCGCTCCTGTTGCTTCGGTGCTGCTAACTACTCTGGTGGTTGTAGATCCAGAGAGAACTGGATGGTCAGTCAAGCATGGTGCAGATGGCAGACTAACTGCTGGTCTGCAGATCGCGAATGTCGCGAATACTGCTGTGAGTTCGGTAAGGAATACTGGGGTGCTCAAAACTCCTATAACCAGAACAGTTGCTCCGATTGCGGCAACTGGTGTATGATGAAAAACTATGTGCCTACTGCCCCTTACCAAGATGGTAAGTTCGGCACACTCCACACTACCAGACGTTGCTCTATGGCAACATGTGGTAGAGAAGCAACAATGTGGATGGAAGGTAACAACGCTGGTCTTTCCAGTGACTGTTTCCGTAATGGTCCTCCTGGCATGGGTGGATTCTCTGCTGATGTATTTGGTAGAGGTTGCTGCTGTGGTTCCGAAGGTGCTGCAGGTCTTGTTAAAATCACATGGTACTGTAAGACTTAATTAAAGATGGCAAATTTACGAGGACTACTAGGGAAGGAATTTGCTTCCACAATTACTGACACCGCAGCGGTATATGGTAGCTATACCCGTGTCAGAGACGGGATGGTATTCAACTTCCATCCTTACTGTAACAGAGGAAACTGTGAGCAGTCATACCACGACTATTGCATCAATCATTGGTGTGTTCCTTGTGGTACTACCCAGATCACTTTTGAACTCTGGGGTGGTGGCGGTTCTGGCGGTGGCGCATGCTGCTGTCAACAGGGTATCCCTGGTGGTGCTGGTGCATATGTCAGAAAGACTCTACAGTATCCACAGATCCAAGGTGGATGGTGTTACGCAATGGTCGTAGCATCGCCTACATGTTGCTCACAGTGCTGCTGTGGTATCCAAGGTTGTAAGTCTTACATCACTGGTTGCAACTTAAGTAACCTTTGTGCAGAAGGTGGTCTTCCTGGTAAGACTTGCTGTTATGCATTCTGGGGCAATGAATTCAGATGTGAAGATAGAGTTTACTTCTCTGGTGCTGGTGGTTGGACACCTGGAACAGATAAGTCCAACTCCTATGGTGGAGACGAAATGATTCCTGGTGGTCCTGGATTCTTCAGAACCTATAATAACTCCGATACTTGCTGGGCAAAAATTGGAATGGCATACCCAGGTAGACTCATTGACCACAAAGGTGGTCACATTATGTCTAATAATAGAGGTAATGCTTGTAACCAGGAACGTACCTACTGTAATGGAACTACTCCTTGGGCATATAGCACAAACTGTAATGGCGGTCCTGGTATCCCTGGCGTTGGTGCTCCTTCCGCAACTTCTTGCTCTAATAGCTGCTGCTATGGATGGCGCGGTCAAGGTGGATTTATTAAGATCACATACTGTTCCTGCTGGTTAGGCGTCAATAATGACTGCGCTTTCCACTTCTGTAACTAAATATCAATTAAGAAGAGCCATAGAAGATGCCAAATACCAATTTACGAGACTTATTAGGAGTCGTCACTACCGCACAAATTCAGGCATTAGCTGAAGCGGACACTACAACAAAAGTACCCCCATATCCTTCAAAGGATTACACGGTGATGTACATCGCAGCACACTGCGGTGCAACGTGTGATAACTGGACTTCTAACTATGGATACTTCCAGTATCCTGATTGGAAAGTTCCTGCAAACACCACCGAGGTCATCTTTGAGATCTGGGGTGCTGGTGGATCTGGTGGCGATAGTCGCTGCTGTGGTAGAGGCATCCCTGGTGGTTCTGGTGCTTATGCATATAAGAAACTATCTGGAAATAATGTTGTTCCTGGTTGTTCTTATTCTATTGATATTGGACAGGGTGGTAGAGCAAGGAATAACTTGACTTGTGGTCAAAAAGGTGGAGACACCTACATCACAGGTTTTGGTCTTTCTAACTTCTGTGCTAATGGTGGTGATGGAGGATGCTCCTGCTGCTACATGTGCTGCTGCTTCTGGATGACGAAGTGTGGTGTATGCTGTAATGGACCTTGTGCTCCATACTACGGTGCTGATGGTGGTGCTTATGGCAACGCTGGTGCTGGTAACGTGTTCTGCCAAGGCAACCACTGCCACAACAAGCAATACATCCCCTACCCTGCTGGTCTAGTTAACGGTAAGGGCGGTTGGTTGCCCATGACCCAGTGTGAGCACAGAGGATGTGGATATTGTAGCACAATGTGGGCTACTGCACAACTACAGTGGGGCGGTTCATATTCAGAAGGAAACTATGTTCCTGGCATTGGCGGTGCTTCTGCTTGGACTGATGGTGGATGCTGCTATGGTCAGCATGGATATCACGGTCTTATTCGGATTTCCTACAAGCAATCTGAATGCAGCTACTGATCAATTTTATATAAATATCTAAAGCAATACTCACGGACTATACACAGAGATTACTACCATGGCGAAAATTTCAAAGGAATACACTTATAACCTACCTGACGAGTACACGAAGCAGACTAGTGATCTTGGACTAACTGCTACTGCGACCTACAATGGTCCAGAATTCTTATATGTATTCGTTGATGCAGCGACTGGTACACTACTACCAGCGCAATCCTGCATGCCTGTCAGAAATGAAACTGAAGATGCAGAGAATGCACAAATCAGAGCAGGTCTAGACGAGAGAGCAATTCTTCTCCGCCCTAAAACCTCCAACACTGATGCTATCATTGCATCTGTCTTCTTCCACACCGATACTGGCAAAGATGCTGGTTATCCCCAGAAGGAGTACAAGTTGGCAGGCGAAACCGAAGCATATTACGAGCGTCCCGATCCCCAACTACCCGACCACACCTACAATGTAGATGCAATCGAGTATGATTTTTCTGCTGGTGAGTGGAAAGAACCCTTCCCCTTCATGGAAGTTTGGATCACCATGGAACAGCACAAAGCTGCTCGCGACGGTATCCTAAAAGGCGCACAAGATTTCCTTGCAGAACAGAGAGCTAATCTGATCGCAAGTCAAGTCACTGCTATCGAAACATTCATCACTACGATGGAAAATGTATACACCAAGTATGATGGCGTTGACGCATTCATGATTCCTTTCCCTGAAGATCCTACACTTGGTCTCCTAGAGAACTATGACTATAACGTAGACGAGGAAGGTCTTCTATCTGAATGATCATCAATTCCGTGGTATAATCGGGGCGGGGAACCGCCCCTTTTTTCATGCATAAATAGTAGAAACTAAATCATTTTGTGATTGATTATGAGACCTAAATCATTCTTTATCAATGGTGGTGCTGGACGTGTGCTTTGTTCAATTCCTGCCCTTGAGAAATATCAAGAGGATCATCCCGACGAGGAGTTCCTAATCGTATGTGAAGGAGGTACAGACTTCTTCAAAGGACATCCTACACTTTATGGCAAGGTGTATGATAACTGGCATAAGAATCTCTTTAGAGACAAACTGATTCATACTGACACAATTTCCCCAGAACCTTACAGGGTGTGGGAGTATTACAATCAGAAATGCAATCTCTCTCAAGCATTCGATATTGCTATCAACAATAAAGGTGTTAGAGATCTACCCAAACCAACTTTAAAACTTTCCAGAGAAGAAGCAATTAACGGAAAGTTTATTGTTGCAGAGGTAAGACAAAAGACCAAGAAACCAAAAACCGTAGTATTCCAACCATATGGTAGAGGAGTACAGCAAGCGGGTAGTATCATCACTGATCCTTCTGGTAGAAGTTTTGAGCACAGAAACGTTGTTTCTATTATCAAGCGTCTGCAGAAAAAGTATTCTGTCATTCTAATGTCAGAGTTTGCATTCGACTTCGAGAAAGAAGGACTTCGCGATACTATTTCATTCCCTGCTGGCAATGGAGTCCCCATGAGAGGTTGGGCAGGTATCATCGAGGAAGCAGACTTGTTCCTAGGATGTGACTCTGTAGGACAGCATATTGCACATGCAGTAGGAACTCCAGTTGTTGCTGTCATGGGATCTACTTTTGGAGAGAATGTTTCTTATCCAAATGAAGAGAAGTTTGACATCCTGGATATGGGTGAAGGACAACGTATCTACGATCCTATTCGCATTACTCCTGATGAAGAAGCAGCGAGAGCTAATGATGGTATCATGGCGATGAATGATAAGATCGAGGATGTTATCATGAAGTCTGTTGACAAATTCATGAACAAATACTATCGCAAACCCGCTACTGATGTTGTTCTTCCTCCAGAATTTGGTGGTCCTACAGCAGACGGTTGTAACATGCCTGAAGCAGCACCCAGTAGCAATGGAAACAATTTCCAACTCCCAATGCAACAAGCTGCTCCTGGCGGCACAGACGTAAAGATTCCAGCAATCGAGATTCCCAGTAAAGGGTTTTCTGTTAAAAAATAATTGAGGTAATAATGAACATTCTTGCAATTGCCCGTGGTCATAACGGGAGCACTACTTTGCTGGTTGATGGTAAAGTAGTATTTTATCTAGAAGAAGAACGCCTCACTAGATTTAAGTATGACGGATCCCCTCTAATGGGAATCGCAAAAGCGTTTGAATATGTTGATCACATTGACCACCTGGTTATTTGTCATACTCACCGTCACGGTCCTGTATTGGATTGGTCTGGTGAGGATGCATACCAAGGTTGGGTAAGGAAACTTGCCAGGAAGAAGTTTGAGTTTGAAACTCACTTCATCGACGTTAATCACCACGAGATGCATGCTGCATGTGGTTTCTATAACTCTGGTTTTGAAACTGCTGCTTGTGTCATTGCTGATGGTGCAGGTAGTTTCCTACAGATTGAACAAGTAGGAGATGTCTCCTACGAGTTTGAAACTATCTTTGATGCATCTTATCCTGGTGAATTTGATACAGTGTTCAAACACATTGGATCAAAAGCATCTATTGGTTGCAATGAACCAGAGAAAGGTATCTTCATTACAGAATACCCTGGTCACACCAAGATGTATGAAGCAGTAACTCAATACTGTGGATTCCCAGCAATTGAAGCTGGCAAACTTATGGGTCTTGCTCCATACGGCAAACCTAACGAAGATTTGCCAGACTTCTTCAGAGATGGTTGGGGTAACAGGGACGTTATTATTCCTACGTATCCTAATGCCGCTCAAATTAACATTGGTCGTTTTGATATTCTCAAGAAGGATTATGACAACCATGTAGAGGGTGAGTATACAGATATTCAAAAGGATCTTGCTTACAAGATTCAGGAACAAACTTCCGACCGTATGGTTCAGTTAATTCGCAAAGCACACGAAATGACTGGTGAAAAGAACATTGTAGTATGTGGCGGATATGGTCTCAACTGCGTTGCAAACTACAAGTATTGGAAGGAGTTCCCTGACCTCAATATCTACTGCGAACCTATTTCGCATGACGGTGGTACTTCTATTGGTGGTGCAAAGTACATCTACAATAAAGTAATGGAAACCGAGAAACCCAGTAAGCAGGAATCTGTTTACTATGGTCCTCAATATGATCCCACTGGTTACGAGGCAGATCTAGAAGGTCTAGAAACTACCGACACTTCATATGATGATGTTGCTAAACTGATTCGTGAAGGTAATATCGTAACCATTTATCAGGGTCGTTCTGAAGGTGGTCCTCGTGCATTGGGTAACAGATCTATTCTGTTTGATCCTACTATCAAAGATGGTAAAGATCACGTCAATGCAGTTAAGCATCGTGAATGGTTCCGTCCATTCGCATGTTCTATCAAGAAAGAAAAGGTTAATGACTGGTTTGATCTAGCAGGTCGTGATGAGACACCTCACATGATGTATGCAGTCAAGTGTCATGACGGAGTGGAAGAGAAGATTCCTTCGGTTATTCATGTGGACAATACTTGTCGTATTCAAACTGTAACCCAAGAGCAAAATGAACACTACTACAAACTCATTGATGCATTCGATAAGATTGCTGGTGTCCCTATTTTGTTTAACACTTCTTTTAATCTTGGTGGAGACCCGTTGGTCGAGACAATCGAAGATGCAGTCCTCACTTTGAAGAGAAGTGATATTGAATGGATGTATCTACCAGAGATCCAGAAACTTGTTCATGTTCCCAACGAATGAAAATCTCGTTTGTAAATGGATGTTTTGATGTGCTCCATCCAGGGCACATCGAACTTCTTAATTACGCTAGGTCTTTTGGAGACTATCTCATTGTTGCTATCGACTCCGACAGGAAGGTAGCAGAAATGAAAGGTCCCGAGAGACCTATTTTTTCGCAATCCGATAGAAGACTGATGCTGTCAGCAATCAGGTATGTTGATGTAGTCCACACATTCGACACCAAACAAGAGCTAGAGGAGTTGCTGGAATCGATCAAACCTGATACAATGGTAGTCGGTTCCGACTGGAAAGGAAAAGAAGTAGTAGGTTCACGCTATGCAAAATCAGTTCGGTTTTTTGATCGACAAGGAGACTACTCCACAACCCAAACAATTCAAGGTACTCCTTATCGGTGACACCTGCACTGACAAATATGTGTATGGTACAGTCACCAGGATCAGTCCAGAGGCACCTGTACCAGTCATGGTATACGATAGAGTAGAGACTGCCAAAGGTATGGCACATAACGTCAGGGAGAATATCATGTCCTTTGGCGATGAAGTTTACATGATGACTCATGAATCACAAATCACAAAGACTCGATACGTAGACTCCAAGTCCAACCAGCAGATCATGCGGTTGGATGAGAACGACGAAGCAGAAGATTTTGGATGGGAACTACCAACAGAAAAGTTTGATGTTATGGTCATCTCTGACTACAACAAAGGATTTCTATCCGAAGAGAAAATAGAAGAATTAGTAAAGTGGTTCAATGGTCCTGTCTTTATTGATAGCAAGAAGACCAGGTTACCAAAACAGTGTTTCATTAAGATCAATGATCGTGAAGCACAAAAGTTAGAAGGAGATTATGCTAATCTAATTGTAACCAAAGGGTCGCAAGGTTGTACTTGGAACGGAAGATCTTTTCCTGGTATCAATGTCCCTGTGTTTGATGTAGCAGGTGCTGGTGATACGTTCCTAGCAGCTCTGGTACATTTCTATCTGTTGCTTGGTACGATTGATCGTGCTATTCCTTACGCAAACAAAGCAGCAGCAATTGCCGTTACACACTTCGGCACATATGTTCTATCTAAAGATGATATAAATGAAATACGTTGTTGATATCGACGGCACTATCTGTTTCCCTGGTGAAGGTGATGCTGTGTACACACATGCCAGACCCAGGGAAGATCGTATCCGTAGAATCAATCAACTATACATTGAAGGAAATGAAGTAATCTACCTCACAGCTAGAGGTATGGGACGCTATAATAATGATCGTCAGAAAGCACATGACGAATTCTATGAGTTCACCAAGAAACAATTATGTGAATGGGGGTGCATGTTCGACGCTTTATACCTAGGTAAACCTTCTGGAGATATATACATTGACGACAAAGGAGTCAGCGACCATGAGTTCTTCAATTAAGTTCGTCCCTAAAGGTTGGGGTCACGAGAAGTGGATCGTCAACAATGAAAAATACTGTGGAAAACTTTTGTTCTTTGAAAAAGGAAAGAAATGTTCCTGGCATTACCATGAGTTAAAAGAAGAAACATTCTATATTCATTCAGGCAAATTGCAATTGGTCTATGGATATCATGATGACTTCATAGATGCAGACACAGTAATATTAAAACCTGGAGACAAGTTTGAAGTCCCCAGGTTATTGCGCCATCAAATGAAGGCGTTAGAAGATACAGAGATGTATGAGTTCTCTACGACACACTTTGACTCTGACTCTTATCGAGTAAAGAAAGGTGACTGATGTAGGTCTCAATTGAGATAAAATCTTTGTTCTCCCACTTAAAATTAGAAAGAGTATTGTATTGATACTTGTCTTTCAGATGTTCGGGGAAGGGGATCTCTTTGATCTCCGCCCCGAATTTTTGTGCAATGATTTCTGCTACTTCTCTAAAAGAGTACACACGTCCAGATCCTAGATCGTAGATACCAGACTCTACACCATTGTTATCTACGATGTCTACAACATCATCTACCCACACAAAGTCTCTGAACATTCTTTCAGATCCTTCAAAGATTTCAATCACACCATTCGATACTGCTTGCTCTGCAAACTTGCTTATGGGACTACGTTGATTACCTTTGTGATCTTCTCCCAGACCATACACATTGAAGAATCTAAATCCTTGAATCAGGTCAAACCTATCAATATTTTCAGACACCCACAGGTCTACAGCAACCTTTGACTTTGCATATAGATTGAGAGGATCTAATCCACCATCGTTCCTGTTGCCATACACAGAAGCAGATGATGCATACTTTACAGGGATACCATACTCAAGTGCTTTCTCAAACAATGCAATGGAATACTCTACGTTGAAACATGTAAGTCTTTCCTCATCTGTACATGTAGTAGAAGAGATTGCACCCATGTGAATGATCTCGTCAATATCTTTCCACCCATTAAAGTTCTCAAGCATTGCCCAAGCGTTATAATCTTCTACTCCAATGAATGGTTGGTGTTTTTCTGCAAACTTCTTTCCAATGAATCCATTGCATCCAGTAATCAGTTTAGGCATCGTATTGTAGACGGGTATAAATAAGTATAACACAGAAGGACTATAGCGACAACAAGATGTCTAATCCCACTTTTGGATATTTAGCGTCTCTCGTTTCACCCAAAAAAACTAGAGTCGCACTACACACTGCCCCCACGGGAAGAGTTGTAGAGGGTAAAATTTCGATTACACATAAAGATCCTTATCCAGTACGGGTTAGAATCGGTGTTTCTAGCGGAGGTCTGTTAGACTTCAACCCAGAAAACTATATCTTATTTGATTATGAGATTGGTGAAGGTCAAAGTTATGAAAGTGACACCATCTATTATGGTGGTGACCAATCTCTAATTGTATGGTCAAGTTGTGAGAGCACATCATTTGTTCTCCACGGTCAGATTCAAGAAGACCCAACTCCCACTGGATTTGTTGCAGCATCTCTACCAACACCAAGAGAAAACACAGTAATCTATACAGTTCCTACTGATGAAGAGGCACTGGTTAGTTTGTTTGTCGCAAACCAAGGACCATCACCTGCTAGATTTAGAGTAGCAATCAGTGATGAAGGTGCTGGCACTGCAATCACTTCTGATCAATATCTGGAATACAATAGAGACATTGTTCCCAGAACTTCTTACCAAAGAACCGACTTAAAAATTCGTGGTGGTCAATCAGTAGTCGTATTTACCGACACTGATGGTGTATCCTTCTCTGTCTACGCAAAGTTTAACTACTCGGTAGTTAGTACAGACTTCTCTGTTGGTGGTGAATTAGATGTAGGTGGTGCAACTCTCTTGAGAGATACCCTAGATGTACAAGGTGTCACCACACTGAAAGAAGTATTGAATGCCGAGAAGGCACTTACATTAGGTACTGATGCTGTTCCAGCAAACCTAACTGTAAAGGGTGATATCGTAAACGGTAATTCTACCGTTAGTATTTCAAACTCCACTGGTAACATCTCAACCTCTGGAGTTTTAACAGCATCATCTATTGGAACTACTGGAAATATTACTGCAGGATCTAACAAAGTCGTCTTAAATGCAACCACTGGAGACGTTACTGTAACAGGAGTTTTGGATCCTCAAGGTGGATTCCTGGGTGATCTGAATCTTCTAAATAATAAAGTAACGAATCTGGCAGATCCTGCTGCCGCAACGGACGCTGCAAACCGCAAGTACGTTGATAGTAAGGTTGTAGCATTCTCTATCGCACTAGGATAATACGGAGTTTATAAATGGCAAAAAGACAAATTAGAGACTATGTATTCTCCCCAGGCATTGCTGGTGTCGGTACATTAAAAATCCTGGATAAGGTAGATGTCGATCAGATTCTGCTGATCACTAACACTACTAGCAATCAATTTTTATACAACTTCAGTGATCCGTCATTACCGATCTCGGTAGCTTTCACATCAACATCAGACGGATCTGACCCAGACTTCCCATACAGTAATACGTTATCAAATGGTGTGACCACCATTACGTTCCTGTATGACACTTCTGCACAGTTTGCTACTGACAAGATTCTAATCTTTGTCGAAGCAGAAGAACAGAAGATGCGTCCATACGACTTCGGTACTGATGCTATCGAACGTATGAGGATGGCAGAACCTCAATCGATGCTTGACGCTGACTTTGAGTATGGCATTCAACCAACCAAGTGGCAGTCTCTTGACTTGCTGCGTGGTTATCCTTCTATCTACGAAGTTCCTGGATCCGATATCGGTCTAATCGCTGTAACAACTGATGCATCTTCTGGATCAGGTGCTATCGGTCCTTCTAAAATTACTATTGATACTGTCCTAGATCACGGTCTAGATGTTGGAGATCCTATTTCTATCAAGGGTCTAGACGATGCTGTTTCTGGTTTCGCAAAAGCAGAAGGTTCGTTCATCATCGACTCTGTTCCTAGCAACACACAGTTCACCTACTATGCTAAAGCAAAAGTAGGAACAACCCCTGCTACTGCGCTACTATCTTCATTCACTGTATTGAAGCAAGCAGGTTTCTATACTGGCGCTGCAATTGGTACTAACCCTGTATTCAGTGTAGTAACCAATGGTGCTTCTGGAAGCTTCCAAACAAAAGGATCTAACCCACAAGGAACGACAAGAATTGGTGTACAACCTTCGTCTACTTTACCACCTATCGGTGCTCCTCTATCAGGAATCGGTGTTCCAACTGGCACACAGGTAACTTCTGTTATCAGTACAAACGCCACACTAAACATTACTGACTCCTTCGTTGCTCCAGTGTCGGAGATCACATTCAACGATACTGCTTCTATTGAGGTAGGTTCTTCTCTGGATGATGGTAGCGGCAATGCTATCTTCGTTACTAACATTTCTGGAAATATTGTAACCTTATCTTCCCCATATCAGATCGATAAGACTGGTAACAGTTTTGTTTCACAACCAACATCAGGAAGTCAAGTAAACTTCGGTAATGGTACTGGAGCACAGTTTGATATCACCAGAGAGAATGGTGTTTATTCTACAGTTATTATCAACACCCAAAATTATTATAACAACGTTGATGGTGCATACTCTGGTCAACTAGGTAATGGCGCATCGTTTGTTGTAGAAAGAACTGGTGGTGCATCACCATCTTATACGAATGTCTTTACACAACAATCTGGTGGCAACTATTCAGTATCAGAAACTATCACTATTTCTGGTACAGATCTAGGTGGTGCTGCTAGCACAAATGATCTAACTATCACTATCGATGCAGTTGGCGTCAACGGAGAAATTACTGGTATTAGTTTTGCTGGTGTTGCATCAGCAAATCTGTCCGCTGGTGGAACAAACTACGCTGCAGGCGAAGACTTGGTTGTATATGGTAATGCACTTGGTGGTACTTCTCCACTGAATGACATGATCATCTCGATCACATCAGTAGGTTCTGCTGGAGACATTGAAGGATTTAACATCACTGGTGTTGGTGTACCATCAACAGCATTCTACTCTGGTGTCGAACAGAGCTCCACTAGTGGTTCTGGTATCAACGCTGGTTTCAATATCGAAAGAGTTGGTGCTGGCGCGTCAACTGCACAAGTAGATAACGTTGTTATCGGTGGTTCTATTGAAACAGATGATACATTCAGAATCACTATCGATGGAACAAATGATTACACCTACACAGCACAAGTAGGAGAAACTATTGTTGCAGTCAGAAATGGTTTGATTGCTGCTATTAACGATCTCTCTACAGGATCTACAACTGTACAGGCAACTACTGGTGCCACAAGTGATACATTAGAAATCACTGCATTGAATCCTGGTACATCATTCACAATTGCTGTACTGACAGAAGATCAAGGTGGTAACGCTGCTGACACGCAGACAATGACTACCAACAATGTAGTTCCAAACAACTCTAGCGTTTCCACACCAGCTTACAATGTTATCGTTGCTAACCCTGGTCAGTCTTATGCTAACGGCGACACCATTACACTCAATGGTGATCAACTAGGTGGATCCACTGGTGTCAATGACTTAACTATTACAGTACAAACTGTTAATGCACAGGGTGGTATTACTGGTATCACTACATCTGGTACTCCATGGGATGGCAACAGAACATTCCTGAATATGAATCCAAACCCAGTTGCATTCAACGCAACCTTCATTCCTAGAATTTCTAGCGGTAATTATTCCCCTGAAATTGCTAACGCTGGTGAAGGTTACAAACTAGGTTACCAATTCATTATCCCAGGTACTTCTTTGGGTGGTGCTTCGCCAACTAACGACATGACAATTACTGTCGATGACGTTGATGCATCTGGCGCAATCCAATTAGCAAGTGCTACTGGTACTCCTGTTAGTGGCGACACTATTGCATTCTTCCCAGCAGTCTCTCTGTCTGCAGCAACTACCAATATCATTGGTGCAAACGCTACAGTCACATACTCTGCTATTGCAAAGATCAATGTACAGTTCACATCAAACCACGGTCTGGTTCCTGGTGACACTATTCTAACATCTATCACATCCAATGGCAGTGGTCATGATCTGGCATCTGGTCCGTTCTTCGTTGACGAAGTACCTGGACTAGATAACTTCACCTTCACCGCAAGATCGACAGGTAATGTCTCTGGTGGTATTACTGGTGTTGTATATCCAAGAACTGACTCGTTCTATACACACAGACCATTTGACGGTGGTGTTCAGTTGGGTACAGGTTCTCCTGCTCACGGCGCACAGGCAGTTCGTCAATCCAAGAAGTACATCAGATATCAGTCTGGTAAAGGTATCATGTATACCACTGGTGCCCTGTTCGCACCTTCTTATGACTTGAGAAGTGTTGGTGCAGATGGAACTGCAATCGGCAGTATCATCACTTGCGTTACTGACGACCTCAACCACGGTCTACAGGTTGGTGCAGAAATTCAGTTGGTTGGTTTAACCACAGCAGGATACAATGATCACTACACTGTAGCGTCAATCATTGATGAAATTACGTTCACTGTTATTGCGAAGAATAGTCTAGCACAGACACAAGCAGAATTTGGCGACCAACCAGTTGTTGCTCTGTATAGATGGCAGGGTGCTACGGTTCGTGCTGGTGCATTTGATGACCAGAACGGTATCTTCTTCCAGTATGACGGAACAAACATTGCTGTCGGTTTAAGATCTTCTACTTACCAGATTGCTGGTACAGTATCTGCTACACCAGACTCTAACGAACTGACTGGAACAAACACCAAGTTTACTGAACAGTTATCTGTTGGTGACAGAATTGTCATTCGTGGCATGTCCCACGTCGTTACTGATATCCAAGGCGACACACAGTTGTCCGTCAACCCTGACTTTAGAGGTGTTGCTAGTGCAACCAATGTCAAGGCAGCACTGACTAAAGAAATCATTATTCCCCAGAGTCAGTGGAATATTGATAGGGCAGACGGTACAGGTAAGTCTGGATATGACATCGAGATCAACCGAATGCAGATGATCGGATTCCAGTATACCTGGTATGGTGCTGGATTCATCGACTGGATGTTCAGAGGTCCATCTGGTAACTTCATCTTCGTACACAGACTGAAGAACAACAACAGAAACAACGAAGCATTCATGCGTTCTGGTAACCTACCTGTTCGCTATGAGGTTATCAACGAAGGTGCGAAGAACAAACTAGCAAGTAATATGACTTCCACTGAAACAGACAGCATGCTGCTTAAGGATGCTTCCCTGTTCCCACCAAGTGGTATTGTACTAATCAACAACGAGATTGTTAGATACACATCTAAACTGAACAACACTCTCTCTGGTCTAACCAGATCTGCAAACTACACCAACTTCGTTGCTGGTTCTCAAAGAACTTTCCTCGCAGGCAGTGCTGATAGTCATGACTCCAACGCTGGTGTTATCTTACTATCCAACACAGCAACTCCACAGATTAATCACTGGGGTTCTGCATTCCTGACTGACGGTGGATTTGATGAAGACCGTGGATACCTCTTTAACTACCAAGAAAAAGAAGTTGAGATTAATACTACCAAATCTACTATCTTCCTGATCAGACTATCGCCTAGTGTTTCCAATGCTATCACTGGTGACCTAGGTGAAAGAGAACTGATCAACAGAGCACAGTTGCTACTCAAGAACATTGAGATTACCACACAGGGTGGATCAAGTTCGCAGGGTATCATCGTTGAGGGTGTTCTTAATCCCAAGAACTACCCAACTAATCCAAACGACGTTACCTGGGCAGGTTTGAATACAGGCGGTGCAGGTGGACAACCATCGTTTGCACAGATTGCATCTGGTGGTGATATTACCTTCCTTGGTGGTGTTGCTCCAGTTACAGCATCAAACGCTGGAACACAGAACTACACTTCTAACTATGTCTTCTTCAATACCTCCGACATCGGTGGTGTACAGATTGGTTTTGAGGTAACTGGTGGTGACTTGAGAGGAGGAGCGACGGTTGTCCGAATCTTCAGAAGAAATAACAGCACAACATGGATCCAGTTCTCTGACAGAACTAGAGCAGGAAGCGCAGGTAGCACAACCTACACGTTCCAGCCTCTAACGGGTGCAGCAACTCCTGGAGAGCAGGTCTTCGCTTTCACGGCAGCACCTGGTTCTAGAGATACAATCGATCTTTCCGAACTGAAGGAACTTACCAACACTCCAATCGGTGGTAGAGGTACATTCCCCAACGGTCCCGACGTTCTAGCAATTAATGCATACCTAACTTCTGGTAGTGCAATTAATGCAACGATTAACGTTCGCTGGTCTGAAGCACAGGCATAAGGAGAAACATGGCAGAACCCTCTAGTAGACAAGAACTCAAGGAGTATTGTTTGAGGCGTCTCGGTCATCCAGTTCTTGAAATCAACGTAGACGATGATCAACTGGATGACCTGATTGACGACGCTTTTCAATACTACCGTGAGCGACACATGGATGGTGTCGAGAAGATGTATCTCAAGCATGAGATTACAGCAGATGATGTAACAAGATTTGATGGTGCAGATGAAACATCATCCACACCAGCTCCTGATGCTGCTACCTGGATTAGCAGAAAGAACTTTATTGAAGTACCAGAGCATGTAGTTGGCATCTCCAAAGTTATGGGTATCTCCTCTAACTTTGCAAGGAACAATCTCTTTGGCATGAACAACCAATACTTCCTGATGGATATCTTTTCCTTCTCATCAGGATTTGCTTTTGGTAACTTTGACATGTCAAATTACTATATGCTCAAGCAATACTTTGAGACGCTTGACATGATTGTTCAGACTGGATCATTAGTTCAGTTTAGATTTAATCAAAGACAAGACAGACTATTCATTGATATCGACAAAGCAAGAATGATTGAAGGTAACTTCCTTCTAATCGAGTGCTATCGTTTCTTGAATCCTGACGAGTTCACTCAAGTCTACAATGATAGTTTCGTCAAGCAGTATCTAACTGCACTGATCAAGAGACAGTGGGGTCAGAACCTAATCAAGTTTAACAACGTACAACTGCCTGGTGGCGTGTCACTGAACGGCAGACAGTTGTTTGAGGATGCACAGAAAGAGATCGATGCTCTCATGGAGAAAAGTGCAACCTACTATGAGCTTCCCCCAATGGATATGATCGGATGAAAAGTATCTACTTCCCACAACATGGTGGTGTCAGCACAGAACAGGGTCTTATCCAGAGTTTAGTGGATGAGCAGATCAGATTGTTCGGTAGTGATGTCTACTATCTTCCAAGGAAGATGATCAAAGATGTAGCACTAGACGACATTCTGTATTCCGAGTTTAATACTCAATACATGATCGAGATGCTACTGATCAATGTTGAGGGATTTGGATCTCCATCTGAATTCATTAGTAAGTTTGGTCTACGCATCACTGATGAGATTACTATGGTAGTCTCCCAGAACAGATGGAGTCAGGTATTCCAAGAGTTTGCTGACATCACTACTGTGGATGGTAGACCTAATGAGGGAGACCTTATCTATCTACCACTCACAAAAGATCTGTATGAGATCAAGTTTGTAGAAAGAGAGGCACCGTTCTACCAGTTAGGTAAGAACTACATCTACACGATGACTGCAGAGATCTACGAACTTGGCAATGACGAGTTCGAGACAGGCATCGAAGAGATTGATGTTGTTGAGGAGATCCTTGCTCCTTCAATCACTCTCGCTATGGATCCTGATGCTACCACTCATTACTCTCTAGGAGAGATTGTGACTGGTGGTACAACAGGAACTACAGCAGAAGTATCTTTCTGGGACAGAGACAATCATGAATTGAAACTGATCAACAGAACTGGTAACTTCACACCAGGAGAAGAGATCACTGGAGCAGAGAGTGGCACTGTACAAAGCAGCGTTACCGTAGACAATCTATCACTAGAAAACGTCCAGTACGCCGATAATAAATACATTGAGACTACAGGTAATGATTTACTTGATTTTACTGAAGTGAATCCATTCGGAGAGTATGGCAACGTTACTGGTGAATTCTGATGTTAGGACCACATTTTTATAACGAAGCGATTAGGAAAACAGTAATCGGTTTCGGTACACTATTCAATAACATTGAAATCAGGAAGAAAGATCCTTCTACTGGAACTGTGCTAGAAGCAGAGAAAGTTCCCCTTGCCTATGGTCCGAAGAATAAGTTTCTAGTAAGACTAGAACAGAACCCAGACGTTGATAACAAAGTAGCAATTACTTTGCCTCGTCTGTATTTTGAGATGACTAATATTTCTTATGATACATCCAGAAAAATTACAGCAACCCAAAAACTTAAGAAGACTATTGATTCAGACGGAGAATCTCTCTCTGTACAATATGTACCCGTCCCCTACAACATGGAGTTTGAACTCGGGATCATCGCCAAGTCACAAGACGACGGACTACAGATTCTTGAGCAAATACTTCCATACTTCCAACCTAACTTTAACATTACGTTGAACATGATCCCAGAAATGGGAGAGAAGAAAGACATTACAATCAATTTAAATAATGTCAACTACGAGGATGACTGGGACGGAGACTTCCTAGACAGAAGAAGTATCGTATGGACGTTGAACTTTACTGCTAGATCTTATATCTACGGTCCTTTCACCAAGTCTGGTGTTATCAAAAAGGCAACTGTATACGAATCAATTGGAGACAAGAACGATTCTCCAGACAACAGGAATACAAAACTTACGTACACACCCAAAGCATTGGAAGATAAAAATGCTGATGGTGTTATCGATGCAGCAGATGATGCGTTGGTCATCAGCACAGACGACTTTGGATTTAATGAGGGTATTGAATTGCTATGAACGAATTTGAAAAGAACATGGAAGATATCTTTGATATTGAAGTCGAGACTGAAGAGACTGCAATTGAACAATCCAAACCATCAAAACCTGTTCCCGAAAAGAAAGACCAGGATCATCAGGATAAAGACTACGAATATACTCGCGGTCAACTGTACAACCTCATAGACAAGGGTCAGGAGGCGCTCAACGGGGCGTTAGAGGTCGCACAGGAGTCAGGGCACCCAAGAGCGTATGAGGTCGCTGTGAACGCTATGAAGCAGGTTGCAGACACCACTGACAAACTGATTGACCTACAGAAGAAAATGAAGGAACTGGACGCTCCTACAAAGAACTCTGTCAACAACAAAACCACAAACAATTTGTTCGTAGGTAGCACAGCAGATCTACAGAAGATGCTGAAGCAAATAAATAAAAGCGAAGATGATACGGCAGACTAAATATGAAGTCGTTTAAAGAACTGCGTAGTGACATCAGAGAAGCCGCAGAAAAAAGATACTGTCCTGGATGTGAAAAGTGGGAGACTAGAGATGTCTGCCGATTCGGAGTTGAATACTGGGACAAGTACGCCGTCAAAAACTTCAAAGAAGCAGTCCTCGGAGAAGCAGCCTGGACAAAGAAAGCAGGAAAAAACAAAGAAGGTGGACTCAACGAAAAAGGACGCAAGTCTTACGAAAGAGAAAATCCAGGATCTGACCTTAAAGCACCAAGCAAGAAGGTTGGAAATCCCAGGAGGGCATCCTTCTGCGCTCGAATGAAGGGCATGAAAAAGAAGTTGACATCAAAGAAAACCGCTAACGATAAGGACTCCCGTATTAATAAAAGTCTTCGTGCGTGGAATTGCTGACATAACTTGTAAAAAGAATGTTAAAATAGCGAATAATTACCTAGTGATCCTATAATTAGTTATGAGTTTTGAAACTGAAATGCGTCTAAACGACACTGATGTATACCGCCTAATCAAAGCGTGTCAAGTCTATCAAGACAAGACAGGCTCGGAATACATGTGGGATGAATACCATGAGTTAATTGAAAAACTCAAAACATATCAAGAACAACATTCGACTAGCAAATGAGATTTTTATTCGCGTTCCTAGCAACGCTATTTCTTGCTGCCCCTGCATGGGCAGTAGATGTCCAGATGGGTTCCAATGGAAACCTAGTTTTTGATCCAGCAGAGGTGACTATTTCTGCAGGAGATACCGTTCACTTTGTGAACAACATGCTTCCTCCACACAATGTGATCGTGGAAGATCGTCCCGACCTTGCTCACGAATCACTAGCGATGCTACCTGGTGAAGAGTTTGATATTACCTTCACTGATGCAGGTGACTACACTTATTGGTGTGCTCCTCATAAAGGTGCAGGCATGATCGGTACTGTGCATGTAGAGTAATGCAGACAATCAACAGGTTCGTTTTAGATATCACTGTCGCGATCCTAGATTTTCTCTACAAGGGTAGAGACTATCAACGTTTTTGGGTGCTGGAGGAAATTGCTCGGGCACCCTATTTTGCTTTCTTGAGTGTATTACATTTCAGAGAAAGCATGGGATTGCGAGGTCCAGACCATCTATACTTAATGAAACAGCACTTCGATCAGTCACTCAATGAAACAGAACATTTGGAATACATGGAAAGTAGGGGTGGTAACCTTTATTTTATTGACCGCTTTGTTGCCAAGTCTCTCGTTCTTATCTACTATTGGAGCAATGTGGCTTATTACTGGGTGTCCCCTCGTAATGCTTACCATCTCTCCTATGAAGTAGAGATTCATGCTGCTACTACATACGCCAAGTACCTAGCACTGAATGGTCCCGATGATAAGATCCTTGAGATCATGAATGATGAACTACATCACTCAAAAGAATTACACGATGCTATGGAGATGATCTAATGGGAATTGGAAACCGATTTAGAAAACTACCACCACCACCAAGTTACGTCACTAAAGACGAAGTGCAGGAGATGATCGATGATGCCATAAGAAAGCATAATCGTAATGCCTCAATTATCAGTATGTTTGTTGGTTGGTTTGTGCTTGCACTTTTTGCCGAAGGTCTCCTTCGACTTATTGGAGTAATCGATCCTGTATTCCCATGGCTCAACATACACTTATAATTGAATGGATAGGTATCATCCTTGCCCTGATATTTGGGGTGACAATGTTCTGCCAGGGTCATGCCATATTCCATGGTAAATATGGTTACAGACATTCAGAACGCGACAAGCAGAAGATGTCTGATGCTCGCAAACAAGTAGAAAATTTATTAAAAGAAAAATGAAAGTAGGAATGATTGGTCTGGGTCGCATGGGTGAGGGTATGTCCCGCCGTATGCTTAAGACAGGCATTGAAGTATTTGGATACAGGAGAAATTATGCTAAAGCACAAGAAGCAGCAGACAACGGGTATATTACAGCAGCTGCAGATTCTCTGGAAAGCCTTGTTCAAGTAGTACACCAAGACGATGTAGCAGGAACTATTCCTGGTATCTTCCAACTTGTTATCCCCGCCGAATTAGTAGAGGACACAATCAATGAGTTACTACCATTTTGTGTGGAGGGTGATATTATTATTGATCATGGCAATTCCAATTTTAAGGATTCTCGACGCAGGGCAGAAAGGTTATCTAAACTTGGCATCTCGTATCTTGACTGTGGTACTAGTGGTGGTGTTTACGGTCTGGAGCGTGGATACTGTCTTATGGTTGGGGGTGCAGATTATGCAGTATCCACTTGCCGCTCAATCTTTGATGCACTCGCACCAGGTATCGGTGCTGCCCCAAGAACTAGTGACACAGACAGGTACACTTTGTATCCTGAAGAATACGGCTGGATGCATTGTGGTGCCGCTGGCGCAGGTCACTTTGTGAAGATGGTCCATAACGGTGTTGAGTATGGTATCATGCAAGCATACGCCGAAGGGTTCAACATTCTGAAAGAAGCAAATGCAGGTGCCAAGTACGTTAGAGAAGGAGATGCAGAGGTCGCCCCAATGGACAACCCTGCCGATTATCAGTATGACGTTGACGTTGCTAAAGTGGCTGAGCTCTGGCGTCGGGGTAGCGTTGTTGGCAGTTGGTTACTTGACCTTACTGCGGATGTACTTCGCCGCGATCCAGAGCTTGATAAGTTCGATGGAGGAGTTTCCGATAGCGGTGAGGGTCGTTGGACTGTTCATACCGCTGTGGATCTGGGTGTACCCACTCCTGTCATCTCTGGTGCGTTGTGGGCACGTTTTGAGTCGCGCCGTCTTGGTGCTTTCACAGCCAAGGTTTTGAATGGTATGCGTTCTATGTTCGGTGGTCATGACGTTCGCTGATGTCTTACTATGGGTTACCCCGTTCTTTGTACTTTCCACGATATATTTCGGGGTACGAAAAGGTGAAAATGTATACTACGAATCCGACAAATACGATGGAAATGGAACCGCTCACTAAAGGAATTGTTATCTTCGGAGCAACGGGAGACCTTTGTAAGAAGAAACTAATTCCTGCTCTCTACAAACTTTGGCAGAAGAAACTTCTACCAGAGAACTTTTTGATTACTGGTTGTGCTAGGAGAGATCCTGGAGTGGGGGTATGGAAAGAATCTCTTGGTGATTACCCCGAAGAATTCTTACATCATCTAGACTACATTTCAGCAGACCTAGACAATGTTGACTCTCTCAATAATCTTCCTACTCATCTTGACGACAATACTTATTTCTTGTCGGTTCCTCCAGAAAGATATGCTAACGCTATTATCCATCTTAAAGAGGCGGGTCTACTTGATGACCCCGACAAGACCAGAGTGGTTATTGAGAAACCCTTTGGGCACGATTATAAATCTGCTGATAATCTACAGTCTGTGGTGGGGAGACATCTACGGGAAAAACAGGTTTATCGCATTGACCATTATCTTGGTAAAGATACTGTTAACAACATTCTTACTACGCGATTTAGTAACATACTTCTGGAACCTCTCTGGAATCGCCAGTACATAGAAGAAGTTCAGATCTTTGCTACAGAGACCATCGGTTGTGATGGTCGTGCTCAATACTATGAGACTGCTGGTGCTGTACGCGACATGCTACAGAATCACATTCTACAAGTGCTTGCACTGATTGCTATGGAAGCACCCTGTCGCATGAATGCCAGGGAACTACGACGTGAGAAGACAAAGGTTCTAGCAGCGACTAGAATATCACCAACACTAGTTCTAGGGCAATATGATACGTACCGTTCTGAAGAGGGGGTTGATCCTCACAGTACCACTCCTACCTATTTTGCTGGTACTCTATTCGTCGATAACTGGAGATGGGAAGGGGTTCCTTTTAACGTGATGACGGGCAAGAACATGCCTTATGGTTGTGTGGAAGTTGTGATCAAACTCAAAGCACCACCGCTAAAACTCTATGAAGGGGAAGTTAACGATAGGATTGTTATGCGTCTCCAGCCTAGTCCTCATCTGGATATCCGTCTTGACATTAAATCTCCTGGGCTTGGTGATAGTCTTGAACTCGCTACGCTCACTCACGCATACCCAGAAGACCGAGCAATTGACGGATACGAAAAATTGCTCTATGATGTCATCGACCAAGACCAGTCCCACTTCGTGCATGCAGACGAAGTAATGGAATCCTGGAGGATCGTAGATAAATTACTATGCACTGGCGATCAGTGTCAGATCCGAACTACACCTTATGTCTATCGTCCTGGTACGTGGGGTCCTTGGAAACAAACAGAACAAATTACTAATTGGGATTTTCCAGAATGAAGAACCGTATTATTGAAGCACTCAAAGCAGATGCTCAAGGCAAAATTGCAAAAGCAAAAGTGAACATCGAAGTATACCTTCACAACCCCGTGGGTATCGGTGAGCATCCTGATGTGCTTGGAGCAATCCAAGAACAGATTGATGTCATCGCTCATGAGGAAGAGAGGTTAGAAGTCTTGGAGCGGCACTTCTAATGCATAACATACAACTGTTCGTCAGATCTGTTATGAATACCCCGTGGTGCCTAGGCGTCATGGGGTTTTGTGTTGTGTTTGTTCCTATCATAGGAATGCATCTTGTCCATAAATATGGTTGGGAGCATTGGGAACCCTTCGCTAAAAAACACGAATGAATTTTACACTACTACTGTGTCTTTCGCCATTGGTCATCATCTTCGTGTTGATGAAATTTGTTGTTTGGATATCTGCCGTTAATGCTGAACAGGATTATGTCAGAAGAGAACCTTTACGAAAACGAGGACCCTTCGTGGAGAATGCATATGCTGATGTTGACGAAGAGGAAGAGGAATATGGAGATCGCACAGACTATAGATGAAGCGATTAACGAATGGTATTCGCTTCACGATTTGCCAGTACCCAATTGGAAATGCAAGAGGGATCCAGACTGGTGGGCTGACTACTTAAAAAGTTTAGGGAGAGACCCCAGGAATCCATAGTGTATCGAGAACCACACCTCCAAAAAAAGAGCGAAGAATGTGCCCAACTTTGGAGGGAGTGGAATCGCTTGTGGCGAAAAAAGCATTAGGAGCACGAGACGCCAGAAAGAAGTGGTGTCAATGTGTTGACGAACTATCAGAAATGCTGCATCTAGAAGCAATAAACAACCCTAGATACAACAACTTGAAATCAGAATGGAATGAACCTCCTCCTACGACCACTAGAAAATCCTAACGATCCTGTATGGAGTGTGATTATCAGCATCATCATACTTTTGATAGGTGTTGGATATATCATCTACTATATACTGGGTATAGATACACAAGAGTCTCATGCCCGAGGAAGAGGAATGGCTATGCACCATGACTATGAACATAGAGGAAGTCAGGGCGATGTATGACCATTTTGAATACTCTATCAAGATGTGGCCAGGGGCACCTGCCAGACCATACGAAGAACAAATCCTTCTTGATATTATGAGGAAAAGAATGTTTGCTATGATATCAGAATATAATTTTGAAAATTTATAATGGAAATTTGGAAACATAAATTTAAGCATCATGACTCTATCAAGAGAGAACTGATTGAACTGATGGATGAGGAGTCTCCTGCAGAGAACAGAGATCCAGATAACATGGTTTCTGATTACTGGGAGAACAACTCCGAGAAAAAATATATTAATAAATTCTTGGAGAACATCAAAGAATTTACAGACGCAGTGTCTGATCGTTACTATGCTAACGATCTACACATCATTCATGCGTGGCATCAAGTTTATACAAAAACGCAATCTCATGGGTGGCATGTCCACGGTGGATCTAACATATCGTTTGTGTATTATGTACACCTAGAAAATCCTGATGATAGGACTCTCTTCTGGGACTATGATATGAACTGTGCATTCCAAGCACCTGCCCGAGAAGGAGACATTGTTATCTTTCCCTCACATACTTTGCACACTTCTCCGATTATTAGAACTTCTAAATTGAAGGTAATCATTAGTGGTAACATGAATCTTGGACAAATTTTTGATCCCGTTTAAAATTAGTTAAGAAAAAGTTAGTGTTTGTTACACATTTTTTTACTACATAGGACTATAATACCTGTAGCAGAGTGTTACATATGCTTGGTGTCTACGTAGTAATCACCCTCGTCATCCTACTCGTTGCCTATGCTGGTGTCGAAGAGACGACGCGATTGTTTGTATACTTCGACCTGCAATTGCGCTATGCTTGGGTTAGGTTTAGGATGTATCTTATGCGCCGTAAGTTGGAACAACAACTTATCAAAGACCTACCAGATTATAACAAACTAATAAAGGAGTTACGTAAAGATGACCGATCCTGACAAGGAATTGTCTACTCTCAAACTAGAGAGGAAAGAATGCGAAAAGTGCGGTGCCACCTGGATTAATGGTACACATGTCTGGCGTGGCACTGGGAATACATCTGACTCTAGTGAGCTTGACCTTGCTGGTCTTGTTTGCAACAAACTAGGGAACGAACAATGCATCAATCCAATGAAGGGTATGGATGGTGGTCAGACCTGGGAATACAGGGCAGGTTACATCGATGGCATGATCTCCGAGAAGAAAAAAACTATGGAAGATATGCGAGACAAGTTCGGTGATCTCTAAATACTAGTGGTGAACTAGTTTTCTTATGGCATCCGATCAGATTTATCTTGGTAACCCGCTTCTAAAGAAAGCGAACGTCAAGCAAGACTTTACCAAGGAACAAATTGAAGAGTACGTTAAGTGTCAGAAAGATCCTGTATACTTCACAAAGAACTATGTACAGATCGTCTCACTTGACGAGGGTCTGGTGCCATTCAAAATGTGGGACTTCCAAGAAGAACTAATCAGGAAGTTCCACACAAGTAGATTTAACATTGCGAAGCTGCCTCGACAGACTGGAAAGTCTACGACGGTGGTTTCGTATTTGTTGCATTATGCGTTGTTTAATGACAGCGTTAACATTGGTATCCTCGCTAACAAAGCAAGTACAGCAAGGGATCTACTCGGTCGTCTGCAAACAGCATACGAGAACTTGCCCAAGTGGATTCAGCAAGGCGTGATATCATGGAACAAAGGATCCATGGAGTTAGAGAATGGCAGTAAGATATTGGCAGCTTCTACATCTGCGTCTGCTGTCCGAGGTATGTCGTTTAACATCATCTTCCTCGATGAGTTTGCGTTCGTTCCAAACCATATTGCAGAGTCCTTCTTTGCCTCTGTTTATCCTACTATTACTTCTGGTAAATCAACGAAGGTCATAATCATCTCTACCCCACAGGGTATGAACCACTTCTATAAGTTGTGGACTGATGCACAGAATGGTAGGAATGGATATACCTGGCACGAGGTACACTGGTCACAGGTGCCTGGTAGGGATGAGAACTGGAAAGCAGAAACTATTAAGAACACGTCAGAGAGACAGTTCACCCAGGAGTTTGAATGTGAATTCCTGGGATCTGTTGACACATTAATCTCTGCCGCTAAACTACGAGCATTGGCATTTATAGATCCCATTACTAGGAGTAAGGGACTTGACGTTTATGAAAAACCAACAGACAAAGCAGAATATATTATTACGGTGGATGTTAGTAGGGGTATTGGCGGAGACTATTCTGCTTTTATCATCTTCGACATTACTACAGTTCCATATAAGATAGTAGGAAAGTATCGGAACAACGAAATCAAACCGATGCTGTTCCCCAACGTTATCAATGACGTTGCTCGGGCATATAATAATGCCTGGGTCTTGTGCGAGGTGAACGACGTGGGAGACTCTGTGGCGTCGATTCTAAATTATGACCTTGAGTATCCTAACGTGCTTATGTGCGCCATGAGAGGGCGTGCAGGGCAGATTGTGGGACATGGATTCTCTGGATCTAAAACACAACTCGGTGTCAAGATGAGTGTCACCGTGAAGAAGGTTGGTTGTGCCAACCTCAAGCAGATTATTGAAGATGACAAACTCACTTTCAATGACTACGAAATTATATCAGAACTTACTACGTTTATTCAGAAGAAGCAATCCTTTGAAGCTGATGAAGGATTCCATGATGACCTAGTAATGTGTATGGTTATCTTTGCCTGGTTGGTTCAACAGGATTACTTCAAAGAACTAACTGACAATGATGTCAGAGCACGTATCTATAGTGAACAGAAGAATCAGATTGAACAGGACATGGCACCATTTGGTTTCATCACCACTGGTCTAGAAGGAGACGAGGGATTTGTAGACGATGGAACTGTGTGGGAATATGGAGATACCCAAGAGGATGTCTCATACATGTGGAGTATATAAATGGATGTAGATGATCTGTTTGATTTAGATACTGTCCTGTTTCAACAGAGGCAATGTAGATCGTGTAAAAAAATTAAAGATCTTACCACAGACTTCTATAGATCTAGACCAGACAGGACATCATTGTCTGCGTGGTCCTATGAATGTAAGGAGTGTACCAAGAAAAGAGTGACGAGTAGGAAGCGTAATTTAAAGGAAGACATATACCCAGACTGGTAAAGGGTTCGTGCATGGTTTCCCCACTTGAAAGTTCCAAAAATCTAAATACCTATAGATCAAATTTGGTTTACTCAAGGAGAAAAACATGGCAAGTCAAGTCTCGCCTGGAATTGTTTTAAAAGAGCGTGACATTAGTAATGCTGTTGTTGTCGGTGCAAGCACTATTACTGCTGCACACGCATCAACTTTCCAAAAAGGACCTATTGGAAAGGTCGTGAATATCGCGTCACAAAAAGAATTAATTTCAGTATTCGGTCAACCCACCGACTCTAACGCAGAAGATTTTTTCGTAGCATCTGAATTCCTCGGATACGGCGGTCGCCTCGCAGTCGTTCGTGCTGCTACAAGCGTTAACAGTGCATCGGATGGTGGACAAGCAGTCCTAGTCAAGAATGACGATGACTGGGAAGCAGGAAATGGAAATGGTAATCGCTACGTAGCAAGATCAGCAGGATCCTGGGGCAACTCCCTCAAGGTTGTCGCTGTTGACCGTGGTGCTGACCAAATCGCAACCCTAACAGCAGCACCTGCTGGTCTGTCTATGGGCGATACAGTCACCTTCACTGGTGGTAAGAAAGCAGTTGTCTACAGCTGGAATTCCACAACTCTAGAAGCTGCACTCATCCTAGATGAGCCTACCAGCAGACTAACACCTTCTGACAGCATCGACTCTCCTGATACTGGAGTTGTCGCTAGCGTCGGAACGATCGTTGGTGGTACTGGATACAACAGCGCGACTGCTGTTGCTGTCTCTGGTGGTTCAGGTACTGGTGCTACAGTCAACATCACAGTCTCAACTGGTATTCCTCTCACCGTTGCTGGTGGTCAAGGTGGTACTGCATACATCAATGCTACCGCTCAAGGAACTACTGGTGGTACTGGTACTGGTTTGACGGTTGACATCACCACTTCTGCTGGTGCAGTTACATCGATTGCAATCGCTAACCCTGGAACTGGTTACACCGTAGGCGACACTATCACCATTGCTGGTGGCGGATCCGATGCAACCTTCGCTATCGCTACTGTTCAAGGTACTGTCGGCGCAATCGCAATTGCTGCTGGTGGTTCTGGATACGTTGCTGGTGAAGTCCTCACCGTTGGTGGTGGCAACGGAGATGCAACTTTTGAAGTTGCTACCGTAACCGATACTGCAATCACAATCTCTGCAGTCAAAGATTGGTACACCAATACAATCATCCCTGGCACTGGTCTTCCCCTCGGTGCTATCGGTCCTCGTCCTGGATCATCTGCATTCGCTGTAGAATCTGGTGTTGAGTATGACGAAGTTCACTTCGCAGTTATCGATACCGATGGTGCAGTCAGTGGTTCTGCTAACACAATCCTTGAGAGAATCCTTTATGTCTCCAAGTTGAGCGACGGCAGAAGCTCCGAAGGCGCTGCTAACTTCTACAGAGACATCATTGCTGAACAGTCTTCGTTCTTCTTTAACGGAACTGCTCCTGCTGCTGGTTGGAATCCTTCCACCGATGGTGTTGGTCAGGCACTAGACCTTGCAGGTTCTGCCATCAGTGGCAAGATGCAACTTCTAGGATTGAACGCTGTCGATCTTTCTGGTGGTGCAGATGATTACAACTACACTCCTGCAGAAATCGAGAACGCATTCGATGAGTTCGCTGACACAGAACTAGTTCCTAACCTGAACTTTGTTCTCATGGGCGGATCACTCGCTACAGAACTCGACACCAAAGCAAAAGCAAACAAAGTTATTGCAATTGCTGCTGGTAGAAAGGACTGTATTGCTTTCGTTTCTCCTCACAAGACAAACCAAGTTGGCACCAATGGTTCACTAACCAGCCAACAGCAAAGAGAGAACACTCTCAACTTCTTTAACGGCATGACTTCCACGTCCTATGCTGTTTTCGATAGCGGTTACAAGTATTTCTACGACCGCTTCAACGATAAGTATCGCTACATCCCTTGCAACGGAGACATCGCTGGTCTCTGCGTTAACACATCGGCTCTGCTCGATGACTGGTATTCCCCTGCTGGTCTGAACAGAGGTTCGCTACGTAACGCTATCAAACTAGCATACAATCCTAGCAAAGCAGATAGAGACGAACTCTACCAGAACAGAATCAACCCTGTTGTTGTATTCCCTGGCAGTGGCGTCACTCTGTTTGGCGACAAGACTGCACTCGCATCTCCTTCCTCCTTCGATCGTATCAACGTTCGTCGCCTCTTCCTCAATGTTGAGAGAAGAATTGGTGGACTTGCCAAGGCAGTGCTATTTGAACAAAACGACGCGACAACACGTTCTTCCTTCCTCACGGCAGCAACTAGCTACCTTGCTGAAGTACAAGCACGTCGCGGCGTAACTGATTTCCTTGTGGTATGTGATGAATCAAACAACACCCCCGACGTTGTTGACCGTAACGAGTTTGTTGCAGAACTATTCATGAAACCAACCCGTTCCATCAACTACATCACCGTAACGTTTACTGCAACGAAGACTGGGGTTTCGTTCGCTGAAGTAATCGGTAACTGATAACCCAAAAAAGGAAAGGTAAACACAAATGGCAAACATCTCAAGTTTCTTAAGTAAAATTGGTGAAGGCGTCAAGCCTAATATGTTCAGTGTCGAGATCCCGTTCCCAGCGGGACTCGATAACGAACCAACTGCAAACAGCGAAGATCAGAAACTGGTCAACCTTCTTTGCAAATCCACTGCACTTCCTGCATCCAACTTGGGTGTAATCGAAGTTCCTTTCAGAGGAAGAACTGTCAAGATCGCTGGTGATCGCACATTCGACACCTGGTCTGCAACGTTCTTCAACGATAAGGACATGAAGGTTCGTGGTTTCTTCGAGCAATG